CTTTCATTAGACCAGCCTCCCAACTTTTTATATGTTGGTCTTTTTGCATCTCTTTGAAATGTTCAATTTCTATTTTATGAAGTGATAAATCAAACCCATATTCCATTAAGTGGTTTATTAATTGCTCTACTGCCGTCTGTTGTTTATTGTTTGTCATTTCCGTTTGCGTTTTGGTTTCTGCTCATCATCGGCAAGTTGTGCCAACTCCAATGCTTTTTGGTCTGCCCATATCAAAAGTGAGAACACCGACTCAATCACACAAGTTGAGCAGTTGGGAACATTGCGACCAAATATCTCACGATGTACATTCTGAAGTTGTGCCGATTGTTCAGGCGTTAATTGGAACACGAGTGTCTTTTTGTAGATCTCGTATGCCGGGCGAAGTGACTGGATGAATTCTATCATAGTTTTGTTTCAAGGAGTGCAACGATTACGGTTGCGATGGATGCGTACAAGATACCCACAAATCCGTAGGTGTATATAAAAAAAGACAATCCCAACCACCACGATAAGCAGAAAGCACAGTCAAGTGGTTTCATTCGTTTCCATTTGGAGTAGTCGCTTCCGTAGAGATAGCGTTTGAGTAAGTCGGCTGGTTTGCCGAAGTTGACGATGATGATGCTTAGACAAGCAATTCCAATTATTTCGTTGTACATCTTTCTTTCATTAATTTTACTACACGCAGAATCTCCCTGACTGAAATATCCGTTTGGCGATGGATTGCTCGTGCTGACATTCCACTACACCACAACTTGAATAACTCCCTTTCATAGAAATATGCTGATTCAGTTACCTGATTTATTTTGTTGATTCGTTTTTGTTCGATTCGCTCATCTTCTTCCCTTTCCAAAAGTAGGTCGGGTTCTTCAGACAAGTGCAAGTCATAGACATCGTATTGATCATAAATCCGAGATTCACCAAAGGGATGCCGGTTGCCGTTGATACAAAGGTACAAAAGACGGATTGTCCAAAACTGGATGTATCCGTCGTTGTATATTTTCTCAATTTGTTCATCAGGTTTTTGCAATATGGTCAGAAAGTAGAATTGATAGAGTTCCCTTGCCAACTCGTTTCCTTTGGCTATGTTCTTCGTGGCTTTGGTCAGCCATTCCGCTTTCGAGAGTTCCTCTATGATTTCCGCTTTATTCACATTTTCTTTTCAATACTACAAATATAACCATTCTTTTCGTATTTTTTCTTTATCCTGAGCATCTCATCCTCAGATTGGAGAATATGTATTGACGAGCTTAGACCTTTCGTGCAAATGCAAACCCAATAAGGATAGAGATTCGACATATAGTTTGTTGGTTGTTCGGTCATATTCTACAAGAGATTCGTACACTTGCACGGAGTTGATGATGGTTGAGTGGTCACGGTGAAGAATCTTGCCGATGGAAAGATAGGTCATCTTCAGATGCTTTCTACATAAATAGCAAAACAAGTGCCGAGCATCCATAATGTTTTGAGTGCGAACCTTCTCCAAGATTGCATCAGGTGTGACATCGTACACGATTGCAACCACTCGCATCGCTTCAGTCCATTCAGCATCTATCTCGTTGATCTTGCATCTTGGGTTTACGATTTCTTCTTTGAGTTTCTTGACCTCGTCAATTCGTTTTTGATTGAGTTCTGCGATTACTCCTTTGAGCCGTTTTACTTCTTGCTTGAGAAGGTGGGTTTCTTGGTAATGGCTTGTCATATCGTTTGTTGAATTGCTTTGAATATCTCATACGCCACTTGTGGCACTATGGCGTTTCCGTATCCTTTGATAGATTCTGCTCTCCACTTAGGAAAGGTAATTCCGTCCAATTTGGTGGAAATCCCATCATCTCCCCCACAAACCGGGGATTGAGTTGGGAATTCATCCCATTGGTGTTCATTGTTGCCCAACTGCCCAAATCGTTCCGCTCTCCCCGCCCTCTCTTTTGTAATGCTTCCCTGCTTCCGCTGCCATTTGAGTCGCTCACCGTTGGCGTAGGCAACATCCCCATTATCATCGCTCTGCTCAACGTCACCGAGTGCATACTCCCATCCTTGACTTGTGTTGACTTCATTGATGCCGTTGCGTTCGTTGAATCCATCACAGTTGGTGTTGGTAGTAACCCCCTCATTGCTTGTTGTCCCAATCCGAGAATGAACGGACTGTTCCCCTTGTCCATTTGTTTCTGATTTCTGGCATCCACTTTCTCTATTGGTGCTTCGTCCATCATTGCCGTTGGCGTAGGCAATAAACCAGCATCTATCTCTTCGGTGCGGTGCGTTTTTGGCTGAAGCTGGAATAATAAACGGCTGAACTTCGTACCCTTCAGTTTCCAAGTCAAGGCACACCTGCTCGAATACCAATCCGCCATCAATGTTCGTGATACCAAAGACATTTTCAGCGATGACGAATCTCGGTTTAATCTCTTGTATTGCTCTAAGCATCTCGCCCCACAAGTAGCGTTCATCATCCGTGCCTTTTCTTTTACCGGCAAGTGAGAATGGTTGGCAGGGGAATCCTCCAGTAAGAATGTCAATTTTGTTTGCATATTTTGTGAAATCAGTTTTACATATATCAATGTGACTATCCGCATCAGGGAAGTGATAGTCCAATACTTTTCGTGGAAATTCCATCCACTCGCAATGAAAGATGTTTTCCCATCCCATCCACTCGGCAGCAAGATCAAACCCACCTATTCCGCTAAACAATGAACCGTGTCTCATAGTCGTTCTTCGTACATTGTGCGTTCACCGATGAATGTCGTTTTTATTGTGTAGCATTCACCGTGACGATTCTTTGCGATATTTAGTTCGGCTTCTTCTTGCTGGAGCTTCTCACCTGAATAGTATGCCGGTCGAAATGGGAACATCACAACATCCGCATCTTGCTCAATAGAACCACTCTCACGGATATCACTGAGCATAGGTCTTTTATCCGCTCTCTCCTCACATTTGCGTGATAACTGAGCCAACACTATCACGGTGATGTTTAATTCCTTAGAAAGCAATTTAAGGTTTCTCGATATCTCGGCAATCTCTTGCTCTCTGTTTGTTTTTGTTCCTTTGATTAACTGGATGTAATCAATCACCAACAACTCAAGCCCGTGTTTTGCTTTGTGAATCTTGGCTTTGGATTTGATTTGTTGTATACTGCAATTCGGATCATCGTCAATGTAAAATTGAACCGTCTGATTGTTGGCTGAATTGATAAGTTGCTGAACCTCAAACTCACGAAGGTTTGCATTGCGAATCTTCCAATTGGCAAGGTCGGTAATCAACGATAAATATCTTTTGACAAGTTGCTCATTGCTCATCTCCAGCGACAAGAACAATCCCTTACCACCAATCTTGGCGAAGTCATACATCAACGACAAAGCGAGTGCCGTCTTTCCTTGTCCAGGTCGTGCAGCCATCACAATCAAATCACCGTTGTTCCATCCTCCCAATACTCGGTCAAGTCCTGCCCATCCCGTTTGTCTTCCGGTGAGCTTGTCACCTCTTTGCACCGCCTCAATAATAGCATCAACCGTCTTGTTGGTAACTTGGGTAATCGTGACCGGATCATTGATGGTTGTGAACTTGGTGTTGTCGACCATTGTCTGAACATTGGTGAGAATCTCTTTTAAGTCCGAAGTCAAATCCAAGTTGGTGATGTTCTCAATGAATTGTTTTTTGAGATACTTGTGTTCAAGTGCTGGAAGGTGACTGCTGATGTTTGGCATCCCATAAACATTCTGCGTGAGTTTGACGATGGTGACCATCTCAACACGGCTGAACTTCTTTCCCAATGTTAGAACATCAATCTCATCGTTATTGATGTACATCTCCAACATTGATTCCACAATCCGTTTGTTCAGGTTGTCCTCAAACCATTGCGATTTGATTCGTGGCAACATTGCACGAGTTTGGTCAAAGTATAAAAGTTGACCGATTATGTATTCTTCAAGTTCGTTCGTCATATTCTTGCAAGTTAAATACTTTGCGGTTGATAACTTGTGGAGTAGTAACATTATTTGAAAGATTATTATTCTTCCAAGTACGAACCGCTGCCTTCCAATTCTTCATCTTGTTTTTACCAACTAACCATCCGTTACTTTCATAATAGTCAAACCATTTTTCGGATACATCATTCATTCCAATTTCCAACATATAGTTTTTAAGTTCAACAATAGATGGTTTGATAAAAACATCCCTCTTTACTTTTATATCATTTACAGTAGCAGTAACATTATCAGTTACATTATCAGCTTTTTTGGGTTCTTGAAAAAAGGGTTGGGTTATTTGGGTTTCATCTTTCTTCTTTGGTCTTCCGCCTTTCGCACCGTTAAACTTTTGTTTATCAATGTAGTCGTCATATTTACGCAAATCCCTCTTCAGTTGCGTTTTAATGGGTTCAAATGCGATGGTTAGTAGTAAGTCATCACACGGTGGATTTTCATCGTTTACATACGCAAAGATGTGTTTGATTAATTTACCCGCAATTTCATCAGGTAGTTTGTTGAATACTCCTTGCTGGTCGCAGTAGAGTATGAATGATGTTTTGTCTTTAGCCATAAAAAAAGCCCCATCAAATTTGTGCAATTGAGGTGCAACAAATCTAATAGGGCAAAAATTTTTTAACGATGGGAATCCTCAATACTCCCGTTAACGGTTCAAATATAATACATTACACGGAATATCCCAACTCTCGTTTCACTCTAATTTGAGATTTATGACGATCATTGTATTTATCACCACGCAATTCCTCGTTCTCTTCCTGATGCTTCGCTCTCCACCTTCTTATCGTTTCCGGTGATGGCAATCGCTTTGCTTCAAACTCCGTGAAGAAATCCTTGCCTTCACATAATCTGCGATAAATTACTGCCATCAGTTTAATGTCACAATCCCTTGTTTCGGGTTTGTGTTGCAGTAAGTATGCAACCATATCTTTTGTGTTCATCATTGTCGGTCTATAAAGTTAGCGTAATAGATGGCATCCGTTTCGTTCTCAAAGGTTGCGAGTAACTCTCCGGCAAAATACACACGCCACTTGATGATGTTATTTATTGATGCTTTGACCACGAGTGCTTTTAGGTTTGTCATTGTTCAGTTCTTTTAAGAATGTAGCTTGTAGTTCCCAAGTTTTTGCACGGTCATTTGCTTCCGCAATCTTTGACCTGATCTCAAGTAGTTCGGTTTCATAATCCCAAATCAAACGATTCTTGTTTGAGATTTTTTCAAGTAGCTCATTTTCTCGTTCAGATGTTTTGTGCAACTGGAGAAGGGTGATGACAAATAAGATTGCCATTCCGATAATTAAGTAGTTTTGTATCATTTGCTTTTGCCTTTGTAAAATTTATGTTTATAGATTGCCTTCGTGTAGGTATCAAATTCGGGGATGTAGTTGTCCCTTTCAAATTGATACGGTGATGCCTCAGGCAATTTGTCAAAGTCATTGAAGTATTGTTTCAACTTCCAGTACACGAACATCACCGCAATGGTGATGGGTGTGATTACGATTAAGTAGATTATGTCCATAGTTTATTTATTGGCTAACCAATTTTGAAAATCGGATTCAGTCACTTCCTTAACTTCATCATCAACAAACCTCGATTGCGCCTCTACTAATGATATATTAGAAATTAAGTGCTTATCGTTTGCAGATGAATTAAACAATGACCAATACAAGTTGTTTCTTCCGTCAGAATACTGAACGTGCATAAATTTAACAACTTGCATAAAATTTGAATCTTCGGGATGTTTGTGGCTTGTCCAACTCGTTGTGCGCTCGTGGTCTGTCCAACTTGTAAATTTTTTCATAGTTTTGTTTTTAGTTCGTTTTATAGTATGATTCAAACTAACAAATTAACTTTCACAATACCAAATTTATTTTATCACTTTCTTTGTGAATGAACGATTTATTTAGTAATTGACATAAATAGTTCTCCAGCAGATGCCAACTTCTCATCAATTATTTCCTGAATGTCCTCCTCCAAAGTGATCAAGCTTTGCGTGAGCTTCTTGCCAATGGGCATTCGTGGATCATAACTAACAAACAACGCTTCGGTCATCTCGGTTGCAACCATCCCCATCTGAACTTGCCAATAGTATTCCGGTCGTTTGGATTTGAATTGCTCGTTGTTGGTGATAAAAAAGTTTTGAAGGTGGTTTCCTGAATTGAACGGACATTTGATTTCAACCAAGTGTGTGCCAAGTGCATCAGGTGAATATCCACCCCATTCGCCATAAGTGATGAATGTGTAGGTTTCTGCACCATAGTATGTGTAGAAATCATCCGACTGACTTTGGAAGTATTCAAACGCTTCCTTCTCGTGGTCTTTGCCCCAATCCAAAGCTCTGCCGTACATCTCCGCTTTCTGCCCGGTTAAGTATTCCGCTGCCTTCTCAAAGATGAATGTCTTTGCGGTTTCCGACAAGTACTCCGATTTTGATTTCGGAGTACCCATAAGTTTGTGGATTTCTGATGCCGTGAATCTTGCCCTTCTTAAATCGTGCCAATCGTCTTCGGTCAAATTAGTGTGAATGGTTGGTTTCATTTCTCGCCAATTAAAAGTTTCTGATTGACTGGAGATACTTCAAACTTCGTGGTGATGTCGGTCATTAGTCCACCCGTCTTCAAATGCTCAACGGCTTTTGCCCAACTGGAGTGCTTTGGATGGAGTTCGTCTTTCTTTGCTGACTGCCTTCCCATTGCTTTTTCGCCATCATCGTCATCGTCAATGTTTAAGTTTAGGATTGAACCGAGTGCATATCTCCGAGCATAGGTGATTGCACTTCCCATCGCTTGTGGATCGTTCTGCTTTGCAACGGGCATCACATAGGATGATTCCATCCACTCGCCTGATTCAGCGTGAAGAATGATGGTAGTGAGTGCATCTTGATCAGGAAACTGACTGATTGCCAAACCGCATTCGCTTAATGGCTTTTGAATTGTTCCGAGTATGTTTGCTAATGAAGCATACTTTGATTTGAAGAAAGGATTGCTTGATTCCTTTGCGACCTTGCTCACCGATGCTTGGAATGTTACCAATGCACCAGCAATGTTCTTGATTGATTCGCTTTTATTCATAGATTTTTTGTTTTTAGAAAAAGTTAGTGCGTTGTCCTATCATAAATAGAACCTGAAATTTAGTTGGTTCAGCATTGAAGAATGCTTCCGAGTTGATGCCGTCAAATTCTTTGATACAACAATCACCAAATCCACTCGTTGTTGAGTTCACATAGTCATCAAGTTCTTCAATGTGGTTTGCGATAAGCCAATTGTCAACCGCCTCAATTGTGTAGACATACTTCTCTTCGCAGATACGACCTTTCACAGTCAGTATCCATCCGTTGATTGCCAACTCAATCATTGTTGACCTCCTTCAATGCAATCTCAATGACGGCTTTTGCTTTTGGAGAAACGATGTTTCCCTCGACTAAATACTTTCTGACGGTGGGAAGTGATACTCCGGTCTTCCGTGCGACAATCTGAAAAAGACCTTGTCTTCGTTTCAGTTTGATTGTTTCAATTGCTTTTGTGTAATCCATAACGACACAAAAGTAAAATAAACAATTCAATAATGCAAATAAAATTTACTTTTAATTATATTTTTATGTCTTCCGAGAATATCAAATCCCCAAATCGTGCGTTCAACTCGTTGACCAATTCCATCTGAATGGATTCCGTGAACGCCTTTTCTAAGAATGGTCGTGCCTTCGTTCCGCTTCGGTGAATCTTCTTGGCGATGGCTTTGGCAAGTGAATCGTAGGTTTGACCTTCAGCCGGTTTGATACCTTTTTGACTGATCCAAGTTTTTAACGATTGCCATAAGTAAGGAGTCCCTTCAATATGCCCACCTCGTGTTGGCTTTCTTCCGTATTCTACGAACTCCCAATAATCCTCAGCCACAAGAATGGTGTTGATAGATGTCGGTGACTTGGTGATGTTGCCTGGTGCAAACGATTGGCGGAGTTTGGATGATGCGTTTGTTCCGTTGGCATCAAGATTTGCCTGAATCGGTGGAATCACCTTCTTGTTCCACCACTCAACGATGATTTGTTGAAGGAGTGAACCTTGAGTTGCATCACCTAAATAAGTGTCAAGTGCATCGGGTAATTTGGATAAATCTATTTGAGCCACATCACAACGCTTAAAATGGTTAGGACTACACTCAGCATCTTGTAACTGATTAAAGTGCGTGAGATGGCTTTATTTCGCTTCACAAGTGCATTGTTGTCATCCTTCAGGTATGCGATGTTTGTCTTTTGCTTGACGATGATGGAATCTTGCTGGTCGATGATGACGGAATCCGATGTCACAATTTTTCGAAGAATTGTGACTTGCCTTCTTGCAATTGCACCCTTGACTAAATAGTGATTCGCCTCTTGGATTACACAAGTATCAATCAATACTTGTCCATTGCTGGTCAAAGGAATGAGAAACAACAAGAACCACATTTTACAAAGTAGCACTTTTTGGCGATTGTTTTTCTTTGGTTTCAATGAGTTTCTCAAGATACCACTTGGCTTTGTATAAATCTTCAAGTCCATTTTTGTCCTCGCACCTCCAAATGTATTTGATTATGTTACCCGTGCAAACTGCGATGATTCCTTTTTTATTGGTGGTTGCTGATTCAATCGCATCAATGCACTCAATTAATCCTTGTTTATAGTGTTTCGGGTTGACTGCATCCATCTCTTTACAAATATATCATATTCTTCTTCCAGTATAAACGAATGACCTCCGAGCAGATAAACAATGCAATACTCGTGATAAGCACACACCCCAACAATTTGTGCAGAATCAATTGCACCATCTTCAACGATTTCAACGATGTCTGATTCGCCTTCAATCAAACCCATCCAATTGTCGTTCTTTTGCTCGTGAACAATTTGAACCTTTAAGAGCATATCCGTTTGCGTTTTGTTAACCTTTAAGTTGTTTTGTGGGTGTAAGCAACAATCTTCCTGATTTCACTTCCGCTTCTTATTCTAATTGGTGTCATAATCAACCACCGACCTCCGATTGGCTTAGGTGATGCACCTCGTTCAATGTGCCATCCCTTTGAGCCATCTCCATATTCTTCTTTGTATGCCGAAGTTCTTATCATCAAAATGTCACGCAGATAAATACTTCCCTTCACGGACAAGGTTTCAACGGTGTAGGTCATCTCATAATCCTCGTGAACGTGTCCCATCCAAATGGCATCGGCATTCTCTACATTCACACTCATACGGTTGTGCTGAATAGTGCCACGAGTGACCGCACCACCACCACCGAATCCGTGCATATATTTAATTGTGTACATACAAGTTTTGCCGTATTGATTAAACGTGTACCGAATCCATCCACCATACCCACCTACTTGAATATCGCTTCCAGCTTTGTAATTGAGCAAAGTAACAAAGCGTTCAATGATGTCGGTTTCTTGGCGTTTGAGAATGTTTGTTTCGTGATTGCCATAGCCAACAAGTTTAATCAAATGAGCATAGGGCATAAACCATTCAACGGCAGTTTCAATAATTGCATCAAAGTAGTTTGCAACATTGTGTTCAGGGCGGATGTCTGACTTGCTCTTTCGTGGATCATATCCTCCTTGCATCAAGCAGAACATATCTCCGTTGATGTGGATATCGTGACCACCGCTTAGTGCTTCGTCGAGATGTCTTTTAAGAGTTACCCGATCACACTTGGGATTGTCCCAATGCAAATCCGAGATAAGTAAAACTTTGGTTTCTTCAAATGGCTTTTCAATTCTGATGACATTATTTTTTTTCATAGAGTTGTGTCAAGTGTACGATGTATCTCAATTGCTTGTTTAAGACCTTGTGACGAACTTTGGAAGGTGTCAAGGTAGATTGTATCCAAGTGGTTAAGATATTTGATTAGAACGCTTCGTTTGATTTTCTCCCTTTCCACGATTCTTTCGTGCAATTCTACCTTCAATAGTGTTTTTGGCTTTGGATGTTCTTCAAAATTGAACATCGCCCACACAACACTAAATAGGTACAACGCAACTATTGCTGAGATAAGGAGTGAGAACTTGGAAGTTGATTGCATATCCAGCCAATATATCAGTTTTTGAATCATAGAATGGGGATGCGTTTCCGTTGATGCTTAATTCAAAGTCACCATCGGTTTCCGTGTTGGTTTCTACCAACGCAAATATGTCAGACATAATTTGTGCAGTATCCGAAAGAACTTCAATTGTGTTGCTCTCAGATTCAAACACACGATCCATCACAATCAATGCAAAGTTGTATGTCATTAACTTCCCGGCTGATTGCAAATTAAACCCATCAGGATACAACCACACCAAAGGATAGAACTCAACATTCTCAACCGTCAAATTAGATTGCTGACCAACACCAAACTTGCCGACCATTTTATGGCTTTCGGCTGCGGTCTGAATCTTTTTGATTATTTGGTTTAATGTCATTTTTTAGGAATTTGAGAAGTTTGGCTTCGTTGTTTTTTTGCCACTTATTTGTCCTCGTGGGGGAAGTCGTAGTTGAAGAAACAATCGTCATATCTTAGTGGTAAATAAATTCCTCCGCTGAATGCAGTTGATTTCGGTCTGATGGTGTCAATGGTGTTGCCGGGATTCAAGAACAATGGATAATCATTTGTATTGGTACGGAGATAATCACGCAACCTATTTGCATAGTATTCCGCTTTGTCACGATATCTGCCTTCAATCAATGTCATCTCCTCAACGGATACTGCACGAGCATTGTCAGATTCACGAGATGCAACCGATTTATTCATCAACTTGAATGTCATTGGCAACATCGCTTCGGTCAAAGTATAATACTTCAAACAAGGTGCAATGTATGAATCCAAAAGGGTTGTGTTCAAGTTGGTCAATGTAGATGCAAACGCTTGTGTCTGCAACTGGTTGTAAATACCCGAACCAATCACATCACGGATGTAAATCTCTTGAGCTTCTTTGATTGCTGACTTCAGCAACTTATCGTCAACATTTTCATTCAAAGGTGTGTTGTCCTTCAAATAGGTTGTTGATATGAAATATACAAAGTTTGTCATTATTTGATTCTCCTCAATAATTGTTGTTGCCAAATGTGACGGCATTGTGGAACATTCACATCTCTAACGGGGTCGTGATACCAACCACCTCTTCTGCTCCAAACATCAATTCCCGTTTCACTCTGAGCCGACATCGCATCAATATCCGCACGAGAATACACCCGATTGCTTTGTACAATTTGACGGCAGAACTCACGAGAACCGGGTATAATCAATCCACCTGATATTCCTGGTGCAACCGAGTATTTGTAACGAACCACGATTTCGGTTTTTAACTGACTGATTTCATCCAATCCTTTTGGTGTTACCTCAAGACCTTCGTTGTATCCCTTGATCAACTTGGCTTCGTTCAATTTTGCAATGGTATCAACCACGACTTGTGGATCAAGTTTGGTGATGTTGACGATATCGCCCACTTGCAAACCTTTGTTTTCTTTCAGCACATTCAAGATGGCTGATTCAATCGCAGATGCGAAGTCAAACTTCATTGCTTCAAAGTTCTCCGCTGGTTCACCGTACTTCATAAACACCGCCAAGTCACGCTCATCATCCCATCCAAAAGGATTTTGTGATGACATCGCAACGGTTTCTTTTTCAATCGCTTCAAATCCCAATTCCTTCCGTGCTTCGTCCTGAGTTAAAAGTCCAGCAGTAAACAAGGCAACATAATCAACTCCGATTGGTGGTTTGTTAATTGTTTCTAAGCGAACTGGAGAGATGAACTCAAACAAATAAGTCAAAGTATCATCAATCTTTTGTTGTCTTGGTTCAATGTATGATTGTTGGAACATCTCATACGCTTCAATCATCTCGCTACGACCACCCAATTGACCTTCCACACGCACTCCAAACAACATCGGAGAGTTTACCTTGTGTGCAACAAATATCTCTTGTTGTACGGTCTTATTTAGTAAATCAAATTGTTTGTCAAAGTCAGACGGTTGCAAGTTGCTGATGACTGACTCTTTCTCTTGTGGATCGTTGTATTGGATGATAAGTCCACCAGCATTGTCCGTGCCTTGATAGTTCTCTTTGAATCGCCTTGCAGTTGCACGAGCTTCTTCAGGTGTTGGAATTCCCTTGAATAACTGGATGTGAGTTTGTGCCGTGAATCCGTTTTTGATTGAGTTCAAATAATAATTTGAAATCTCGGTGTCCACCTCAATGTATTTCAACGCACCGATGTAATCAGGCAAAGGATATTCTCCTTGACCAGGTCGGTAGAACTGGCAATAATAAAGTGACTTTGATTCTCTTGTAGTTGCGTTGAATGGCTGATAGTGAACTTGCTCTGCTTTGCGGTCAGTCCAATCCTCGCAATACACATACTCACCTTCAAGTCCTTTGCGGATATTCTTAAAAGGGATGTGGTAAATTTCAGCAATTGCCGTTTTTGCTTTGTTCCAAATTATTTCCAAGCAATAACCATTGAACAACTCAAGGTCATAAGCAATCTTGTTTTTAACTTGGTTAAGTGTTTCGTAAGCATTGATGTTTTGAATCTTTGCTTCGGCTTTTGCGATGTCAACGGTGTTTTGTCCGATTACCTTTGTTCCAACTCCAGCAACATACGATGCTTTGGATGAAACGATGGCATTGTGCTTGGGTGACTTGTTGAATAACTCAATCAGGAAATCGGGATACAAGTTGTCAGCACCAAAAGTCACATATCCTTTCGCCTTGTTTTCTTTGAAAACGGGAAGGACATTGTCGTGAAAGTTGATTCGTTGGAAGATCATTGAAAGTAAATAGCAACTTAAAGTGATTGCAACATACTAATCAAATCGGGGTGAGGATAAACATCAATTTTATCTGCACGAACTGAGTTGTGAGTGAACACTCCGTTCTTGCCTGACAATGCTCTTTTTGTCACCGACCAAATATCCTCGTGATAAGTTAGGTCTATGCCGTATTTGTCACGCCACAACAACAACAATTCTTTGACTGATGCGATTTGCTCTTTTGTGTAGTTCTCAAAATAGGTGAATCCCTTGTACGGCTTATCAAGTTTGCAAACATCTTTGACCTCTTTGCCTACATAATTGATGAACTTGCCATTCTTCTCTACCAGGTATCCCCAATTGCAAATCTCAATCCCGATGGATGTCTTGTCAAGTTTGATGAATGGCACTCCTTGAAAGTGAGCAGATTTCAAACCCAAGTGATACGCCCAATGTTTAGACGAAAACCCTTGCACGATTTCACCACTTCGACTTATCGCAATGGCGGTTGCGATATTTGTGACATCAGCATCCCAAAATTGAAAGGTTGCAACTCCGTCACCACCTCCAGCAGTATGATGCAAGTAGATTTGTGACTTCGGACATTCCTCTTTGTAGTATCCGTTGAATTTAATTTGTTTCATCGGTGAAGAAGTTTGTGATGAACTTTCCAACTCCACCTGCGATGCCGATGATTAACATCAACTTTGGATGGTCAAGGTTCAAACCAGCAACAAACAAAGATGCTCCGGCAATGGAATCACCAAGCACTCGGAATCGTTTGGGTGTAGGTTCAAAATAACCTTTTATCCTTGTCCTCTTTTTGGTTTGCACGATTTGTGTTTGTTGATGTGCTTGGTATGTCTGCGGAGCTTATTCTTTGGCTTTGCTCTGAAGGTGCTGATATTATTTGCCTTTGCCATCTATCGCATCAATTTTCTTTGCGTAGTAACGAATCGCAAACAAACCCGAAACAATACCAACTAGAGCCAAAGCAAGTGCAAAAACGGGTTGCCAAGTATTCGCAAAATGCAGAACTGCCGAACTGCCTGAGATAGCCGTTGCAATCGCAGCGGTGGTGTCATTATTAAGGTGTTTCATTCGTTGGGATTATGCAATAAGGTGAATCAGGGTACTTGGCACAAAAGGTTTTCAAATAAAGCGAATCATCACCGCTGAAAGTATGCACCCCACACGGATTTGGATAAACCGCATACGGCTCAAACTCTTTCGGTACTTCTGCATAGAATAGAATATCAACCGCCCATTTGTCGGACTGCTTTGTGCAAACGGGTTTGTCATCCACTTGCCCCCACTCTAAACAAATAAACCCAATTTCAACAACTGCACAATCTACCCAACTGGTTTGCTCTCCGTCGGGTGTGGTTGTAGTTTGCTCAATTAACTTGCGAAGGGTTGCCCATTGTGTAGGGGTAAACTCGAATTTTAAAAAGGTTTTCATAAGGTAGTGAGTGATGCAAGTTCTGCGTTTGTTAATGCGGTCGGGAAAATTATAGATTCGTTGACATTACAACTTCCCGATAAACCAAAAGGACCTTCGCCCAAAGTTAGTGTATCATAACTTTTTCCCGTTGTTACTGCGGTCAATGTCCCAACACTCGCCCCATTTACATAGGCACTTGTAAGAACACCATTTTTGTAAGCAAGTGCAACTTTTACACGAACTCCAAACAAACACGCCCCGCCCTGAAAATCAAATCCATCGCCATAAAAACGAAATGTATTTGGCGTGCCTCCACTTGAAATTATAGCATTCCACCCATTAGAAGTATTCGAGCCATTGTATATATTCATAAATCTACCCGCACCGCTTACATCAGTTGGAACCATATCAATAAACATCGTTCCCTCCGTCTGCCCAATCAAACTACTTATCCCCGTCTTAAAACAAGCATCCGCCACCCTTGTGGCACTTGCTGATGTGGTTGGGATGTAGGATGTGGGGTAACTACTTAATTCCGCTTGTCCACCCCATAGATAACAAAATGTATTTGTACCCGTATAACCCGCAGTTGACCAACTTGCGCTATTTAACATCAAACCAAACGCATAAGCATTGCCACCCGAATAGTTTACTGAAACCGCCATTGTTCCACTTATTCTATACCATCCATTTCCTTGACTTGCAACACTTAAATTGCTCAAAGTTGAATTATCTGTAGTTTGGTCTGTTATTGTTCCCGTTTGTAAATCAACTACAACTTGCCCACGATAAGCAGTATTGTCAGTAATCCCCCACGAAATATATCGGTGCGTTCCTTGTTTTGCATAAATGGAAAACGACAAAGTTTGATTTGTTAAACCCGTTAACACAGTTTGATAATATCTATGTTGCCCATTGTTTGTCCCATCTTCAAGTTTACTCGCATTCTGCGTTCCATCTGGTGATGTTGTAGAATTTGCCGTTGCCGTTGTATTGGATAAACTCCAAGTCGTCGCTAAATTCTGTGAAGACAAAACATAATTCGTACTCTGCTTCTCCAACAACAAACTTGGACACCCGCCCCCGCCATTTTGATAAGTTAGGCGTGGTACATTTAAGCGGTCGGTAGTGGGGAAATAGGGTTTGGCGGTTGAGCCATAATTGACTTGCGGAAAACAAATGTCTACACTTGTTGCGGTTGTCCCCGTTAAGTTGCTGACATAAAACCCAATCCCGTTTGCATTAACTCCAACACCGATAGTATATGCAAAATCGTAACGAACCCAAGCATTTGTCAATGAAACTGTAGAAGCATTGTAAAAATAATCTCCACTTACACTGCGTTCAATAATCACTCCAATCGTTCCACTTCCTTTTAAGTAAACACTATAATTTATTTGTGTACCCGTTGGCAACGACATTGCATTGCTATATTTTACAATGTAATCAGTAGCACTACCGCTTGAAATGTTGCTCATAGTTACGGCATTTGTCGTGCCATACGCATCAGTTATTCCCGTGGTAATTGTTACACCCGCATTTGACCAACTGCCTAAATTTGAACTTTGCTCTACAAAATTCCACGGCGTAACCTCCACCAACCCCGCAGAATTTATTCGCGTTCCGTTGGATGCTCGGGTGAATGACAAATCGCCGTTGCCGTTTGTGGGAATTGGTGAGTAAACAACATCTTCTTTGTATCCACTCGGAATCATCACGAGTGACGCTTGACTTAATAGATTGCTCATAAGTTGTTTAATTTATTAAGTAAGCAAGAGATACCTTCATAGTATCCTCCGTCAGTTGTAATGCGTGATTTGTAACCTTGTACGATGTCCCACGCTTGACCTTTATATAGACGATTTCGAGTGCCAATTCCGATGCCTATCATTTTAGTAGCCGATTACTGATCCTGAGGAGATAATGAATCCGGTGATTTTTGATGCTCCACCTGATGGTAGATATGCTCCTTGCTGAAGTGTGATTGCACTCAATCCACGAGCTGAAAGAACATTTGTTCCGTCTACTGAGAATGAAGTGAACACCGTGTCTTCTTGGACTACAAGTGCTGCATAACCTACTGATGTGACTGTACCCGTGCCGTGATATTTGAATCCATCGCCACCAGCCAAAATGCTTGTTGAGTTGCTCATATTGTGTGTATTTTTTCTATTAAAGTTGGAGTGTATTGTGTCACGCTTGATGTGGTTTCTACTTTTAAGATTCCGATTTCACAAAGTGTTCCACCGCTGGTGCTTACACTATACTCGTGTTCGCCTTCCAAGAGTGTTCCGGTTGTTCCTTCAATGAATTGGAATTTGTTGTATCTCTCCGTTTGTGTGCTGACATCGGTCAATGTTCTTGTTAGTACCGTTTCCGTTTGTCGGTGAGTGAATGTAAATACATAAGATGCTGCACTTGCTTTCTCCGTCAAAGTCAAGTACCAATACTTCGTTTGTAGTTTGTTAATTGTCAGCATCAATACAAAATAGCGAGTTGAGTTTTATGTAACAAAAAAGGGTGAGCAAACGCCCACCCCCTTTCTCTATGAATCAAGCGTACTTAAATTCCTAATGTAGTTACCACCGAACCTTGCAAGATGAAAGGTGCTTCGGCTTCGATTGCAGATAGAGTTACTTCGTATCCAGTAGAATCACCCATTGCAGTACCCGTGTTGCTGACCATTGCGGTCACATCACAACCCAAGTCCTTACCAGCCAACCAATACTCATCGTTGTTCGTTTTCACGATTGCATAACAACGACCTTGTGCAAGAAGTTTCATCTCGTTGCGTTTGGTTGTTGACAATCTGCGAAGTTTGAACGCAATGTCTGCTTGGTTGAAAGATGTGCCGTTCTCAATCGAAACATTTGTAGTGTTTGTCATTGATCCGGTTGCTTTCGGTAGCTCGTAAGTGTACACATCACCGCTTACAACAGTTGTTGCAGTAACTACACCACTAACAACGGTAAACTTTGATGCAGTCCAACTGATTAGGTGGATGCTTTTGATACCCCCGATTGCTTCTTTGCAATCAAGGGTAAATCCTGATGTTAATAAACAAGGCATCCTATCTCAGATTAAAGGGTGAAATAAACAACTTCAGATGGGAATGCAACTTGCACACCATACTTGAAAGTCAAACGGAAACGAACTTCGTCAGAATCTTCAGAGTACCAAAGTTTTGCGATTTCCTCTTCGTTTGCAAGGTCAGTTCCTAAGAAGAAGTTTGACAATGAACCGGCAAACAATTTGTTTGTTCCGTTCAAACCACCAACGGCGATTAACTTCATATTAGTTCCAGGATAAACCATTTCCATTTCAGTTGCAGCATCAGCCACATAGTGAAACAAATTGGCGTTCTTCAAATTAACCAACATCAACTTGTAAGCGTCAACACCCAAGAAACAAACTAAGTCAGTTTTGGTTGCAACGGCAGCTGGAATGTTTGCATAGATTTGATCCAAGATGTCATCGATGTTTGCAGCAGTTACGGTTGTGAAAGTTGTTGGAAGAGCATTCGCCAATGTTGGAGATGCAGCAGCAATGATCTTCATCAAACCATCGAAACGGTTCAAGTTAGGATTACCACTTGCAGAATCACCTTGCCAAAGAGCAGTTTCTAAAGTTTGTGCAATCACGGCTACCTTCTCGTTACCAATCTGCTCCTCGAAAGGAATCATTGTTGGTGAACCGGGCATAATTTGTGTCTGCATCCACTTTGCTTCCAAAGTTTTAGGGCAAAGAGTTTCTTCAACTTTCACCGCACCAACGGTGATGTTTCTTTGTGTGAAGGTAGTTGTACCACTTGGATTGTATCCGCAGCCATCGGCTTGAAAGAATACAGTTGAAGCGATAATGTTCAAGGCAGCAGATGACTTAACACCTACTTGCACTTGGTTAGCAGCGTACATCGCAGCAGCAGTTTTGCCGCTGAACAATGCTTTAACCAACAAATCTGTTGATTGTTCGTTGTTGTAATTAACGAGTGATCCGACTGAAAATGCCATAGTTTTAGTTTATTTATTTAGTGAGTTTTTTAATCTTTTCAATGCTTCAAACTGATCATTCTTCTTGTTTGAAACGGGAGTTTTTGTGGGTTCTTCTGAAGGCAAGTCAGCAACTTTCTCAATCAAGTCGATTGCTTTGCTCATTGCTTCTTTGTGTGTGTTGTTAGATGCAGTCAATGTTGCCACCTTAGCAGTCAATTCAGCGATTGCAGTTTCCATCTTGGCAACTACTTCGTTGAATGCAGATACGGTTGCGAACTCTTCGGCTTCAACTTCAATCTCAACTTCAGGTTCAACGATTTCAGTAACCATTCCACCAACGGTTGTCACCAACAATCCACCTTCAACCTCGTGAGTTGCATCAGGTGCTGGAATGTCACCTTCAGCAGTTTGAACGAAGATGGCAGTTCCGATTGCCAATTCACCTTCGTAAGTGATTACAGTTCCATCAGTCAATGTGGCGGTTGCCATCTCGACTTTGATTTCTTCGTCAGAGAATCCGAGCATTGTGCGGATTTCCTTCAATGTTTCTTTTGCGTTCATTTGTATATTAATTAGTTTTTAGTTGTAAGTGTTGCAATTTTACTTGCCATTCCATTGGGAAAGGATTGATTTCATTTGCTCAAGGAGTTGTTCATCAGCATCAACGGGGAAGTCAAAAACACCCTCAACTGAGAATCCTTTGAACTCGCCTGACTTGACTTTTGCCCACACTTCATCGTTGTCGATAAGGTATGAAACAAACCAAGAACCATCGGCAACCTCTTCAAATCCCTTTGGTGGCATCACGCCCCGTTCACGATCAATGATGTATGATTCAAACAAGCTCACGCCATCTGCGATTGGTGTTTTGTGATGTGTGTTCACCGAATCATATTTGTTGCCTCTTGCCCACTTTTTTGCAATCTTAAAGATGCTTTCTTTGTCGAACACTACATAGTATTCGCCACGCACATCATCTCTTCGGTAGATGGGTAAATCAGCAATCATCGCTGCACCAGTAACGATGCGTTTCTCTTCATCCTTTATTTCAAACCTTTGGGTGATTTCTGCAAATGCGAGAAAGTCCTTTTGAATGGCTGGAGTTTCTACGAGTGATACGAACTCAATGCCCGTTTCCTCGTCAAACTCGTTGATGTCTAATTTGTAAACTGGTAACTTCATCTTTCTTAAATAGCACTATTTGACAACGGACACTTTTCTCGTAGTATCCACACGATCGGTTGTTCTGCGGATGTCACCTTCAGTCACAAAAACTTTGGTATCAAATCCGCTTACTGTTGGAAGTGATGAGCTGATATTTGGTGCTGACATTGCTGGTGCATTGATACCCATTGCTCCTCCACCGCCACCACCTGACGCTTTGCCACCTGATAGCACTTGTTTTGCTTTTGCTACATTCGCCAAGATGCGAACAATCCCTTGTGCATAGTATGCTGCGGTGAATACGGGTGTTGCTGGTCCAAGTATTCCAGCAACTTTTGCGGATGCCTTTGCTGATTCAGCGTTTAACGAACTCACGGCAATTGCAGTATCAATGGCAATCTCAACAAGTGCGATTCCCTTTTGAATGTTTTGACGCTTTTGGTCTTCCGCAGTTAAAATGTTATTTAATGCCGTCAATCCCTCAACTGTGCTTTGTGCAATTGAAAGTTTTGCATCTCTTATTTGTTGATCTGCCTTCAGGTTAAGAGCAATTCTTTGCCTATTAAATTCCGCTTCATTCGCCAATGATTTGTCACGATAGAGTGCGTCAATCTTTTGAATCTCTTCTTCGTTGCCTTTTGCAAGTGCTATTTGTTCGTCATAAACACGAGCAGCATCGGTCAGTGATTGGAGTTGAGTCAAGCTTAATTTTTCATATTCATCCTTTGCATTGGCTAAACGCTTTTTGATTTTTTCATCTTCAACTTGATTCTCTAAATCTTGAAGTTTTTTCAAATGCTCTAATCTTTTATCTCTTGCTATTTTTGCTTGTTCCTCATTGTATTTCTTCTCCTCCGCATCAACAACCTTTTTCTTTTGTACTGATTCTTCATACAATTTGGCTTCTTCAGTCAGTTGATCAGCAGTCAATTTAACTCCAAGAGATCTCCTCTTTTCAATCAACGCAATGTCAGCATCTGCAATCTCCCTCCGCTTTTTGAATATCTCTAGTTCTTTGCCACCTTGAATTGATAGTATTTCAATTTGAGCTTGTAATTCCGTTTTATTTTTATTAGTCGCTTTGGTGAAACTTTCCAATTGTCTTTCGGCTTCCGATGTGACTCCAATGAAATCGGTAAATCGTTGAAACAAATTGCCCATAATCTCCGCCACTTTTGAAAGACCAGGAATCGCATTGGTGATTGCGTTTGATACCTTTTCAAAATTTGCCACAACATAACCCAAAGCGATTGCCAACAATCCAATTCCTGATGCTGCGATTGCACCTCTCAAAGTTGAGAATGCTTGTACAACTTTTCCTTTGATTGTGTTTGCCAACGCTGAGAATTGTTGTTGAACTTTTCCCAATCCTTCAAGACCTTCAGCCAACGCCATCGCACCTTGAAGTTTGACCATCGTCTTTTCCAAATCCTTTGAATCGTTGCCAAATAAAGCCATCGCACCTTGTGCTGCTTGGAATCCACGAGCAACACCCTGAACAACTGTGTTGATTTGTGCAAACTTGTCGGGATTGACGGCAGCAACACGATCATTGAAATCCTCCATCCTATCTCTCGCACCAGCAAGTGCTTGTTCTGCTCTCACGGCTTCAGGTGAGAACTCACCGAACTGCATCACCGCTTGTTGAGCTGCGACTGTCAGTTCTCTTATTTCGGACTTCATTGATTTGAAGTCGGGTTTTTTGACGGTTAGGTCAATCGTTGCGTTTAGTGCCATTATATTATGAAATAATCAGTTCCGTTTGTTGTAATTATATGCGATGACCATTGTCCGGTCAAAGCGTGATCATCTACTCCGTCAATCTTTGCCGTGCCAATTGTTGCAACCGTAAGTGTGTGTCCAGCGTTGATTTTCTTGACCACAAACAATTTGCCACTCAACCCGGTAGGACTTGGCAGATTCAATTGAAAACTTCCAGCAGTTGTATCACACAAAAACATATAGTCGTTTGCGGTTGCCGTTGTTGTAGTCGTAATTGTTTGAACTGAACCACCACTCAAAAACGATGGATACATTTCGTAGTTGCCAATGTAGAGTGTATCAGGTTTGCTGACTTCAAAGTCCGTGCAGACAAGTGCCACGCTTCCTTCAGCACCCATTGAATAATTCACTCGCCTTAATCCAAGACCTGAATTGTTTGCACCATCCGAAGATTGCACAATATCACTACCCGTAAACACACCACCGCCACTTCCCGTGCTTCCGCCTACATTCACTTTGCGAATACCCGGTCTGATAGGATTGCTTCCACCGGGATAAATATCTCCATAATCTTCCGTTTCTTGTCCTTGCCCCGTTCCCGCACCAATCTTCTTGTTTGTGATGGTTGCTGGTGGGATGAACTGAGCAAGAAGGAACTCACATTCATAAACGCCTTCTTCAACCGGATTGTAGTCGCTGACCTTGTTTAACCTCCAGTATTGTCCTTCAAAAAAGTACAAGTTGTTGAACCGTAAATTGAACCAATCCAATGGGGTGATTCTGAAATAAGCTCGTGCAATCTTGGAGTTTTTATTGGTGATCTCCGTGATAAAACGATAATAGTAGTTTGTGACAAGGTTTGAATTGCCGTATTTGTAACCAGCACCAACACCAAGTTCTTTCGGCATACCAAATAGTATGTCAAAGGTCGGATTAGCGATGTTGTCATAGTGGATGGTCAACGGCAGTTTGCGTTGTACCACATACGGAAAGTTCCCAACTCCGTAGAATGGTGCATAGAATCTCCAAGATACATTGTTCTGCACACCTGAATAATACAAGATTCTCAAATCGCCATCCTTCTGAGCTTCAACATAACTCAAGACAAAGTTTGTTTGTCCGTTGTCATAGTTCTTTATCTGAGTAGGTGAGAAAATGATGTCAATCTTCTTCTCAGTTTTTACGAAATCATTGTCAACTTTGTAGGTGCGTGATCCGTATGTAGATTGATAGAGTTCCTGGTATTCTTTGTTTGATTCATCTGCTCCTTCTTTGTAACTGAACACATAAGGATTTGCATCAAGATCACCCATTGGAATAATCTCAACGGGTTGTGAGTAATCAAGTTTCTTTGTCCAATCCACATTCACACCATTGTAGAAATCATCACGGGGAACAATCCTTAGAACCTTTGGTTGGTCTTGGGTTGGTTCAATGTACAAGTTGAACATCTTGACAAACGACATCAGCATCTCGCTTTGCTTGACTTCCGAGTTTAAGAATATGGAGAATTCAACCGTTTCGTTATATGCAAAGTTGAAAGCGTTTTGGTTGTTCTCCATAAACGAACCGATACCCATTGTCAAACTGAACAAGGCATTTGTCAAATTTGTGGCATTAGATTGATCATAAATCTGCACCAATCGGATGTCAATCAAATCACCACTTGCAACGCTTGGCGATGTTAGGTAAATATATTCCGATGATGGCTGAACGGCAACATCAATGTTGATGGTTGCAGTTGACTTCAAAACTCCGTTGACATACAAACCAAACAATCCAAACACATCAGCCGGGATGACTGGAGCATATCCGGTCAAATTGAACTGCATTCCAAATTCAATCAAGAAGTTGTATGCTCCTCCAATCGGTGCGGTGTATTGACCAGTTGTCGGATTGTAGTTTGCTCCATTGTCAAAGTTGCCACCGGTTGAATCGTTGTTGAAGATTAAGGTAGTTCCCAAATCTAAGCTCTGACCTGATGTTGCTCTTGATGCCTTAAACAATCGTTGTGTCAACAAAGTAGAGTTTCCCGTCAATCCGTTTGGTGGTGGAATGACTAAGCGTTTGAATCGGTCAGTATTAAAGAACGAATCGTTTGTGTACGAATAACCAGCATTTGTGAATATCTTATCAACAATTGTTTTGGCATACAAGCACGGAGTGAACCACGCTGCTTCCCATTGAGTGATGTTCCTCAATCCTGAATACCCTCTATCAATCATCGCATAAACATAGCCACTTCCGTAGGCAAATGCTTGTGGACTTCCGTTCTTTACAATCTGAGTATCCCAAGAATCAATAATGTTCCCACTTGACAATGTGTGATTGTATTCAGGGAACGACAACACATTCAATTTACGGTCTGCGATGGTCGTGAATAGATCAGCCGTTTGTCCGTGCAAGGAACACTCATATTGGATGTCCGTTGAATCCAGCACATTAATTTGAATCAACCTGATGAATCCACGCAACTGCTCAACCTCGTCAAGCAACACCACCACATCCGCTTTCTTATTCGGATTGAAGTCGGGTGCAAACTGAGTTGATCCTTGAATGTTTTGCTCAATCTCAAAGATGTGACCAAACAACTTGTTGTTGGCAGCAGTACCAGGAATAAGAACTGTCTTTGTGTATTCGCTTGATCTTTGTTCGGGTGATTTGATGTCTGCAATTGACTTGGTGATAAGCAGATCAAAGTTGTCGTACAAATCCAATCTGCGATTGACAAAAGTTCCACCAAGTGCCTCAAGTTTATCAATCCGACAATCCCCTCCTTCAACAAACGCATCATTGGTACGACCAACAAACGCTGCTTCGATTTGCTCTAAATACGAAGAAGGAATCCCAACATATAACTGAATCATAAGCGTTGAGATTTGTCAGCAAACGACAATGTAATGTCAAGCTCAAGGTTGAACAACTTGTCTTGCACACCCTTCTTTTGCTCGTAGTTGGCATTGTCAATGTTGACTGCATACAAAGTGCCGTCATACATATAAACAACTGGTGATTCAATCAGGTCTTTCAACCAAACGGATTCGGTGTCATCAATCCAATTGGATGTGAGCTTTACTTTCTGACTTGCAGTTGTATGATAGTTTGAACGAGTGCGAACACTTGTCGCATAACCGTAGGTCGCACCGAGTGTGTACGGGTTGGATTGGAATTGCTTTCTCGCAACCTCAAATGTATCTCTACGCACCATATTGAAACGGAAAGAATCAAATCCACCGAGTCGGTTCATAAAGAAGATATCCGTTGTTTCGTATTTACTGCACTCATCTTTTATGTTGATGCGATAGGTTTCTGACTTTGCAGTTCCACCGAGTTTCAAGACCACATCAAAGTATGTCGCTGCACCCGGTATTGTCAATTGGCTTCCTACGGGTATTCTAACGACCTTAGACGAAGGCAATGTGAATGTTTGGGTACTTGCATCAGAGTATGTAATTACAACGCTTGTGGCATCACCTTTCAAAGCATAGAGCCAATCCTTTTGAGTGCGATGGATGTATCTCGTTCTGACATTTGTCAAGAACTTTGCACTTGACGATGTGGCAAGATATTGAGCTTGTGCGTATGTAACCAAATCAAACGGATTCAAGGCAGCGTTCCAAACAGTTCCAGTTGCGGAAGTTAAATCAAGATACTCCGTGATTGTGCCGGTTGCGGATGGTGAATACTCATACCCAAACTCCACCTCATAATCGCTGAAGGAATCCACACAACCGCTTGGAGATGTATCCGTGAACGACCAATTGTTGCTGACATAACTTTCCATTATGCGACCAATGTTGAACACCCCCTTGTTTGTACTTCCAAAGTAGATGGGTGCTTTGAGTTTGGCAATTGATGTCGTTGCCACTTTTACATTTGCAATGAACTTGAAATTGTCTTTCGTGTAGATACCACCGCTTGATTCCGTGATGACAAAGTTTGTGTCATTGAATGCGGGATGGTACGAATCGGGTTGTTGGGTGATTGATAGAGCCACGATAAAAAATAGCGGATAAGTCGTTGCGTTCCAAATGCACTCATTTTTCAAATGAAGCTCATCTTTGCACTTTATAATGGTTAATTGCACCCATTTTGCACCACATTTACCGATATATTAGTTAATTGATTGCACAATAATTGCACAATAATGTGTGTTATAGTACCCGAAAGCATATAATTTGTGCGTTTTATACCACATTATACCCGAATGCATATAGTTATGATGGAAAATTTGCACACATTTGAATGCTTATACTGGAAAATTTCATGCAGTTATTCGGGTAACATTCCCCACTAATCCTATAAATTGGCAATAATTTGAAATACTGCCGTAACAAATAACCACCACTATTTGTTACCGATTGGTATTATACTGCTCGGTATCACAACATCTCATTCAAACAAGCCACAATGTACGGATTGAATCCTTTCCCAGCAGCATCCTCCAATCGTTTCTGCCGTTCTTTGGTCTTGGCTTTGTAGAACGCCATCGCATTCAAGAACTCAATCAATGGCATATCCAGTATGAAATCCCACTTGGTGCGATCACCTTTGACAATCTTGTCAACTATCTCCAACCAAACTATTGGACTTTGGTCAACTGCTCCGTCATATCCTTCATCTCCTCCTTCAAAGAGCAAAGGATATTTTTCAATAACTCGGGATAAACTTCCAAAAAAAAAAGAGCATAGGTGTACGGAAGTGGAACAGGCAAGTGCATCATCAATGCACATTTGTCCTCATAGTGTGCCTGAGCATCAACGACCTTCTTGTTCCTTCCAAAGAAATCAACCTCAATCGAAAGCAACGCAACAATCTTATTCAGCGATTCAATCACATCTCCGTTGAATACTTGCTGGAGTTCAATGAAGTGGTGTCCGCACATCTCGTTTGGCGTTTTGGCTAACTTGAAATAACGACCACGCAGTTTGAACATAAACTGAATGGGTGATTTGGGAAGATCATTCAAGAACGACAACTTTGCAAACTCGGTCGTGAGCTTGTCCAATGTCATTGATTCGACCTCATCCATTGAAAGATTCAAAGCGATGGCAAGGATGTTCATCTGCCTCTCAAGGTCAGACATATCACGACAAGAGTGAATCTCTTGCAGTTGGTGGATGCTTATGTTTTTCCAATTCATATTATGCAAAATAAAATGTTCCTGGTCTATTATGAGCTTTGCAATCAACCGCAAGTGCGAGAGCCATCACGCAGTCATCGTGTAGTCCGGGCGGTGCAGTATAACGCACACCCGTTCTTGTGTACTCAAATTCAAAGTTCTCCATCTCGCTTCCAATCGGTTCTTCAGGAAAGAACACATCGGTTTGTTGCACCGACATCACCAACCCTTCAATAAGTTGTTGTTTGCTTTGGCTTGTGAACTTGAATCCCTTTACTCTTTGACAAATGCGTTGAAGTTGCTCAACGATAGGATCACCCACTCCGGTGCTATCCACAAACGATGGTTTGTTGCCAATCAGTTTGACAATCCTTGCTTGTGTAATTGACCAATCCGCTTGAAATCTCTCACAGAATGATACACAATTGTTTGCATCCAGTCCGATGATTACCGTGTAATCCGAATACTTTGCCAAATCTACTCCCCAAGCAACAACGGGCATAGATGAAATTGGTCGGTAACATTTGCGGATTGCATCCAAGCCAAACGGATTTGACTTGTCATCTGCTGGTTCTGCAAGGTACAATTCACGAAACACATAATCAGGTAGATCACGCCTTGCTTGTGCAATCTCCGATTCCGTGATGATGCCTTCCCTTGCTGCATCGTATGCCGTTATTTTGAAATACTTGTAGTCGGGTTCTCCTTGCCTTGCTCGTTCCCCTAATTTGTAGAACCAATTCTTTTTGCCTTTGACATTGCCAATCAGTTTGCATTTGCCTTGTGTTGCAGTCAGCGTTGAACGGAGTGCATACCACGATTCCTCACGCATCCTTGATGCCTCATCAATCACGGCAGCATAGACATCATCACCATATAGGTTGTCAGGTTTCTCGCCTGACTTGAATTCAATCCTTGCACCCGTTGGCAAGGTCAACAATAGTTTTGTTTCGTTGCTGATGAAGAAGTTCTTGTCCGTGACTTGGTTCTTCATCCTTCGGAATGCAATTTCCGCTTGTTGGTATACTGGTGCAACCCACCACACCGATTGACCATCCTTGCATTGGAGTGCTTGTTCAAAGAGCCAAATGATATGTGATGCCGTCTTGCCGGTCTTGGTACTCGCAGCCGTAATCGTGAAACGGGCATCGCAATCAAGGATGTCCTTTTGGTAGTTGGTTAGATATGGTCGTGTGTAGTTTATTTGCACAACGATTTGTATAACTGCAATCTTGTCAAGTTGTGTAGATCAAGGTTGTGATGCTTTTGGCAGTAGTCGTAATTGCTCACGCCCATTGATTGACGAACTGAATGACCAACATCAATCATCTTTTGAATCGCAGTCCTCCAATCGTTTTGAGTTACCAACAAAACCCCGTCATTTGCTTGATGGTACAAGTAGGGATACACCGCAGAACAAATGATTGGCTTTTTGTATGCACTCGCTTCAACTATCTTCAGCTCAGATTTGCATTGGTTGAACTTGGTATCTTGCAATGGTGCAACCACGAAGTCAAAGTGACGATAAACCTCACCATATTCAAACACGCTTGTGCCTTCAACTATCTTTGCATCAGGCATACTCTTGGCAATGCGATTCCAAATCTCTCCTGGTGTATAACCGCAGATGTAGAACTCAATGTCCATTCCTTTGATTTGGTCAGCAATGAGCTTCAAGTCCTCCTCGTGTGTAACACCACCAACCCAACCGACCTTCACTTTGTCGGTTCGTTCCATCGGTTCGGCTTCCCATTGCTTGTGTGTGTAGTCAAGGCAGTTAGATGCAATGATGACATTCTCGTTGATTTGACGAATCTCTTTGGCAAGTGCTGGAGTTGTGGTGATCACCGCATCTGCGTAATTGATGGCATCCTTCACACCTTGCTTGATTCCTTTGCGATACACCCAATATGCCGGGTTGTATTTAGGAAGCACCCAATAGTCATCAATGTCGACGACATAGGGAGTGCCTGAATCAGCAATCTTCTTCAACACATCATAATGCCTTGCACCAAGCCATCGTGAGAAGATAACCAAATCAAATGCACGATAGTCAAGTGTGAGCCATTCTTCTTGGGATTGACAAACGCTGACATCCGCTTGTCCGTCAATCTGCATCCGTAGATGTGGCGTGAATAAGCGGTGGTAAACTACACCATTGATTCCGTCAGTTAATATCAGTAATTTCATAGAGTTTTAAGTAAGTGATTAAACGCTTGATTTGTTACATAGTCAAAGCCATTGTTGACGGGTATGACATTCGGTGAGTGAACATACACCTCAAGCAATCGTTTAACCTTCATTTGTTCGGCAATGGCGTATGTGCTTGATTGATTTCCGATGAATGCCTTTGAACTGCCGATAATAGTTGCCAACATCAAAGCATCTTGACATTTCAGCAGTTCACAATCTAACTGCCATCTATCGGTGAATGCAATGTACTCATCTTCGTATCCAAAGAAAACGCACTTGTGTTCTTTGAGTGGGAAGTAGTTGATATCGTAATTGCGATAACGAGATGAGAAGTTCAAAAGTATCTTGTCCGCAAAGTATGGAATAGGTTCAGTCGCTTCAATGCAAGGTTCGTGAAGGTCTGACATCAATTCGGGGTACACAAGAAAGTGATTCCGCCTTAAATCACCAGCAGAAAGATTCAATCCGTGATTCCTGAACTTATCAAAGTCATAATCAATGTCGGGGTGTGAGTGCATCTGAACGCTTTTAATGTACGATTGATGCTCAAGCAAGGGTTTGATGTATTCGTATGATTTTAAGTTCATACAATACCCTCCGCTCGGATGACCAGTAACAGTATTCTGCTCACGGAATCCGATGTGAAAATCTACTGCACCGTTTAATTCTGCCACTCGCTTGGTTGCCGTGAGTGAATAGATTAGATCACCAAGATGTCCCGATTGGATAACCCTCATAGTTCTTGCAGTATTTGTTTGACCTCCAAATAGAACATCAACTCATTGCGATTCTCCCAAGTTTTATGAGATAACGCCTCAATGATTTGGTCAACTGCAACCAATGAGCAATCCTTAACCGTCAACGAGTTGTTAAACGATTCTTTGATTTCTTGTGCTTTGTCTTGTGATGTCATTCGTTTGGTAAAATTGGGATGGGCATCCAGTACATCACATTGATCCAAGCCATTGTGTTTTCGTCAATCCACATATCGCTAATGTACCGTGCAAGTTTGATTTCGCCATCAAAGGTTGCAACGAGTTTCAGTTCTCCGTCATAGGGTGGGAATGTGTCCTCACCTCTCCAAGTTTTTTTCATCAAGATTCAAAGTTATAGTAAAGTTTTTTGATTCAATAGTTTGGTGTTGTGTTTCCTTTGGTTTGCCATATACCCGGTCAAACAATAGTTCAAGCAGATGTATGCTTCCCCTCTCATAGTCCCGTGTCGCTTTCTTTGCAATCATCGCTATCCAAAAAGGGAGTTCATCGTTCTTGGCAAGTTCAATTAACTCTGATCGGCTTTTGCTTAATATGGATTGAATGATGTCGGTTGTTTGACCACTTGATAACTTGACATTGTACTCAGCCAAGAACACCTCCCTCAATATGGTTTCCACATTCTTCGGTCTTCCGTTTGGATTTCCGCTTTCACCTTTTTTGAACGGTATCAAATGTTCCTTCGTCATTGTGTTATTGTTCTGTTTTACAAATTCAATTTGATGGTAAATTTATTTGCTTTTCTTTGAGCACTCCGAATCATTCCTGGATACATTTGATTGAGTTTTTTAATTGCATCCCTTTCCATTTCAACGGTTCTATAATCCTTGCACCCTCCATCAGTTGTCCAATGTTCATTCTCCCAATGAATATATCGAATCCCTAAAATACCACCATATTTTTTGATGTGTCTTAAACAAATCTCATAATCTTCTTTGACTTTGAAATTTGGATCAAAATAAAATTCACCATCGTTGACCATTCCCATACACGATGCGGTTAAATATGTTTTGGTTAAAATTGGCTTATATGGATGTGTTGATATTGGCGATGCTTCCGTTTTATACCCCCACATTTTATATCCCATTTGTTCACATAAATCAAACGACTTCAAAAACTCCTCAACCCAAAATCCCTCATCTGTTATATCACATCTCCTTGTTTTGTATGGTTCGTTTTTATTGTATCCACAAGTTTTCACATCGTCATCCAAAAACACAACCCAAGTTTCATCCGTGTTTTCTAATATCCAATTTCTAGTATTGGTGATTCCTTGAATTTCTTTTGGAACTCCAACAACATTCTTGATGTATGAATACAAATGTATTTCACTCTTTGGAACATAGAATGTTGCAAGATTGGGTAAAATTTTATTGGTTGTCGTTTTACCCGCACGATTTTTACTTGGAACTGCTATCAACATACATTCTTGTTTTTAAGTCATCCCACCAAATAATTCGTTCCAATCCGATTTCGTTTCCGATATCGCTTCCTTTTTTATATCCTCCACGCCTGACCATTTTTAACTTCAACACCTCTTTCAAATCTTCCCAATCAACTGAATTTGGTTCTGCCATAATGATAATATATTCTTTTGGTGGTTCAATTTGTACGGATTGTTCAAATTCAATTTCTTCACCATCATCCATCCCATCAATTCTGTCATCCATTCCTAAAATATCCAATCCCCAGTCATCCAAATCCTCGACATCCCATTCGTTTGCTAACTGATCCCAATCCCATTCTCCATATCCGACATTGTCTTTGATGATGAACTCTTGCTCTTGCTTGTCGGTCAAGTCCTTTGCCTTGATGATGTATGTTTCTTCAATGCCCAAGTGTTCCAATGCCTTCAATCGCATATTGCCACCGAGTACAATCATATCGTCATTGACAACGATTGGTCGGAGTTCCAACATCTGCGGAAAGTCCGTGATTGATTTCAACAACTTCTTAAACTTGTCATCCTTGATCACTCTTGGATTGTTTGGATTCGGTCGTATCTCGCTGACCTTTATTTTTTGTATCATCGTTTACTTAATTTTTGTAAGTGAATAGATTTGAGCCACTCCTTGTATTGCTTTTGATCACCGAACTTTGTGTGACATTCTCTGCACAATGCTTGAAGGTTTTCAATCACATCCGGCTTTGTTGTTCCACCCATTCCACGAGCTTCAAGGTGATGGATGTCAATTGCAGTATGCCCACACACTTCGCAAGGAATGAAGTCGCTGATGTCATAGCCAAAGTGATTCATATAGATTTGGGTGTGTTTCTTCACATTATCAATCCCTCCTCGTTTAACAACTCACGCAAATAGTCACGCACTTTGACCAATGCTTCAATGACTTCCTCAGGTGTTTCATCCGATGCATACTTTGTCCGTGTTCTCAACTCGTTGTCAAGTTCTGATACGATGCACTTCCACTTCCAACCGTCAACTGCATCTTCAAACTGATGGCGTTCTTCGTCAAGGTTAAATTCAAGGATTGCTTTCATTGCTCACCTCCTCCGTAGGTTTGTTCG